AGAAATAACAATTCGAATTTTTAGATCACCTTTCAAATAAGTATAATTTCGTAATTTTGCTCGTACTGAAGGATCTAAAGTATATAAATCCCATACATCCAGGGTAAGATTTGTAAAAGCATCTGTATCAAAACTACCTTCGGCTATTTGAATAGGACGACTGAAAAAAGAATCCATATGGAGAACTGTCTTAATACCCTGTTCAGAGTACTTTGTTTTTCCGTAGTCAGCTGTAATTTGGCTATCACCTACTACATCAGTAAGATTTTCCTCTTTTTCCATATCCGTTACTAAACCATCGGTCATCTCTGAGGATGCAATTCCTGATTCTGTACGAATATATGGGGATACATTTTTTCTTCCATGATTTCTTAACGCTTCTAAGGTAAGATCGATCTCGCGAACACGTGCGAGTGAGGCGATACGTTCCTTATATTGCCATTTAAGAGATGGAAAAGTGGTATAATTAAATTGCTTACGCAACGTAACTATGTCTACATTAGGGAAAAGTTCATCGTGAGGATGCACGATAGATCTTCTCTCTTCTGTGAGGGTCTCTATGAGATTGTTTAAACGACTCTCAATATCGTCTTTTGGGATTTTAGTGCATTGTGATACTCCAAGTTAGGGCATGCAACCTTAACAAGGGTTTATAATTTATATGAAAATTATGAAAACAGACTATTTCTAGTCAGGGCTAATAACTGGAGGTGCCCAAACGTCTCCAGCATTTTCGGATTTAAATCTATCAAATAATATATCGAAATGAGGTAACATAACACATAGTTCATGTTGTGGAACCTGAAATATTTCATGTATAATAGATATCCAACCAATTCGAACTTTTTCATATTCAGATTGATTATGACAATGAAAGAAATACTCCCAAAGTGTTGAAATAGAGATATCAATAATTTGTTTTTCCCTAGTTACACTTTTGGAGGGAATATAAAATATAGCTGATCTAACTATTGATTCCATGCTTAGTTTTCCTACTAACCGCTGCAATACAGGACTGTATTCAAAAGTTCGTTTTAGAAAGCTGCACGTTTCCGGTGTTAAATATTTCCTATCCTGAATTCCTTTATCAGTAGATGTAAATCCCATACCATAATGATCAAAACAGAATTTTCCATACCATATATTATTGAACCAAGTATGACTCGCAGACACAGAAGCTACAACATCGTCTCCATATGTAGTTGGAATCACATTATCAAAGAAATCTTCATCATTCTCTGTTATCCAAGCATAAACAAGGAGTAGCAATCCAACTAACGAATTAAATTCTGCTGTTCCGTAGGATCCAGAAGGTTGCATACTACTTATTCCTAGAATTTCCTCAAGCATGCTGATCGTAACAAACAAGTATTCGCTCAACACTCCTTTGGTTATCATTAATGCCTCCTCATTATACCCTAGATATTCTAAAATATCTAAAATAATAGTGACGGCAAGCAGTCGCATCTCATGTGATTGATTTGTATCATAACCAGCATAATCACCTTCTAGAATATTTGGTGAAAAATCAAATAATCTTTTCATTACCCTTTCAGAGCCAGTGTGCATATCCACGCCAATAGACGTGCAGAATATTTCTGGAAACTCCATCATCAATGTAAAGAAAGGATATAAAACCATTCTAGCCAAAATCAACGCATCTAAAGGTGAAGCATAAAATACTCTAGTCTTACCATAAATATTTTTTGACGTTAATCGCGCTTCA